AACTACTTTATTAATAACGTCATGTTCTAAACTCATTCTTGAACGCTCTTCCCACTCTTTACATATATCTTTGTACTTATCAATATCTTTTTCTGACTTAAGCTTAAACATAACACCATCAGTATTACTCTGTATAAGCTCAAAATAAGGCTCTAGGTACTCTATTAAGTCCAATAGGAGTAATTGCCCATTGATACATACATTGTTAGCCTGTAGAGGGTCATAGAGATTATTATATTGGTCTTTACTAGCTCCATAAGTTGAGTTAAGAACGATTTTATATGGTTGCTGCATTGGATCCTTATTCTTTTTTAAAATTAATCTAGTATCCCTTATCTCTTTGAACTTATTTTTATCCCTTACATTTCTACTTAAAAAATCATACTCAATCATTAATGCTGGATAAAAACTCCCTACATCCGAGTTAATGAATATCCCTTCACTTTGATATTGAGTTCTAGCTCCATGGAGTCCTCCCCATCCAAAAGTATGAGGTACTCCAGCTACATATCTAATGACTTTTTATAATCTCTATTTATAGGATTCTTGTACCACTCCATAATATGTTTATATTTATTAAGCCTTAAGGTATCAACTATAGTAATTTCAAATTCATCATTTCTATCATGAACCCTATCTGCTTCAAGTATAATAGCTGATAACTGGGCCTTAGTTTTATTGATATAACTCAAAGGTAATTTAAATGTTTTTATTAAACTCATATGACTGTCATATTCTTCTTTTCTATTCATAAATACATGCATTGTCTGCTCTACATCATGGTTACAATAGAATATAACCTCTTCAATTTCATTAGGTGTAAGTTTTCTATTAGTATTAAAATTAACTGTCGTTTCCCTTATATCATTTCCCATGAATCCTTCTAGCTGCTTTAGGCCTTTGAATTTATCAGTCATAACATCATAGTTGTAAAGTTTAACTTTATTGAAAGCTCTACTGAATGACCATCCACCTTGACCTAAAACTATGATATGATTATTAATTTCTTGTGGACTAAATCCTAATAAAATTCCTTTTAAAATATATTGGTCATAGCTCCTAGAGTTAAATCCTACCCATATATTGTTTTTATTAGCTTCATATAAATTTCTGAGAGCTTCAGGATCATTAACTATAGTGTGAGTAGTCCTGGTATCAGTATCTTTTATTACTACTAACCAATCATATGGAAAAACTTCAAAGTCATAAAATAACATTAGTGATCACTCTCCTTAATTAATAACACTTCCCACATTTATTTCTCTTCCCTATGCTCTTAACAATTCCTCATATGAGTTAGCTCTCAAAAACTTCTTAATCCTTGAATATTCTTTATATAATCCACGCTGTACAGTTGTAACATCTATATGATAACTTTCAGCTATTTCCCTTTGTGTTATTCCTAGCGATGTTAATCTTAAAAACTCTAAATTTCTTTCAGATGCTCTTTTTTCATGAGCTCTTAAAAACTTATTTTGATTTTCTAACTTTAGAAATAATTCTTCTAAAATTACTTTGAGCTCTACATTTGAATAATTGTCCCTTTCATCTTCAAATGTATCTACATATCCATCATGACTATCATAACTACACACATCACTTATTGATGAAGTTTCCCTTTTAATCTTATCTATATTATTGTTTTGTCTATACCACCCTATATAATTAATAATAGTTTTTTCAGCTAATGTGCCAAAAGAATTACCATTGTTAAAATCATGAAATTTATAAGCATCCCATAATCCCCAGGTTGCCATTTGATATAAATCATCATATTCATATTTAAACTTCCACTTCTTAATTAAGTTCACAATCAATCCTTTGTATTTTTTCAACACTTCTTCAAATGTTAATTCCATAACTTCATCTTTAGATGTTCTTATAAACTTTTTATCCATATTTACACCTTTCCTTTGTATTAAAAGAGGGAGAATTTCTCCCTCAGTTGTCTCTACTCTTTATCAAACACATCTATAATTTTGTAAGTATTATAACCTTTGTTATTTTCTCCATACTCCAATGCATATTCCAATGTTCCCTCTACTGCTTCAAGTACATCGAGTAACATTTCATGATACTTCTTGAAGTTTGTAAACTCTATGTCTACTCCTGAATCTAAACTTCTAAGCATTTCATTGGCATTGTGAATTCCAAAACCTTGAGTCATGACTTGGTTATAGAATATTAAGCTACCTTTATATTCACCAGTTAATATCTTGAACCAAACTGAAAGCATAGGATCTCCTTTTTTAGACTTCTTAAGTTCAAGCTTATTAACTTCAACTTCATAAGTTCCAAGCGGAACTTCTTTAAAATCTCCACCACCATTTTTGGCAGCTTCTTCCGCATCTTTTTTTAATCCCTCAGTGTCAATTTTCTCGTCAAATTCATCCCATATTTCTTTTGCCATTTTTTACATTCCTCCATTTATCTTTAGATTAATTGAGGGATTTATGGCTCCCTCATAACCTTATTTAATTACTCTGTTTTTCTTGACCTTCTTCTACGAGGCTTTTCATCAGAAGGTTTGTCCTCATTTTGAACTTCTTCTTTTATCTTGTCCTCTTCATCTGCTTTAACTTCATCATTAGGTGTAGCTTCTTCAACTTGAGTTACTTCGTCTTTTAGTTCTTCAGCTGCTGGTGACTCTTCTTTTTTAGATCTTCTTCTATTTGAAGATGGTTTCTGATCTTCCTTTGGAACATCTACTTTATCAGAAACATTTCCAACTAACTCCTGAGCTCCAATTAAAGCTTCTGTGAACTCTTCCATATTAAGTGAACACTTCTTAATTTTAAAATTAAATCTTCCTCCACCAAACACATTTTCATCTTTAGCTAACTGAATAAATCTTTCTTCACCATTCATATAAGCTCTAATAGTTAAATCAACTGTTCCAGCTAATACATTGGCCACTTTATCACCTATATTAGGTTTATAAGTTGTATACTTATTGCCATTCTTTTGAGTTACTTCTGTAGCAACTTCTTTTGAAATATATATTATTTGATATCCTAGAGCTTTAAGTCTTTTCATATTACTTAAAAACTCTGTTTTAACCATGTCATATCCTTTTCCATATCCCCCGTCTGATTCATGCTCCCAACCGTATTTATCATAAACATATAGTCTACAGTGTTCATATAAATCCTCTACTAGGTCAATGCAAACTCTCTTGAAATCATTCTCTTTCTTTTCTAATTCAATGATAATATCTAA